ATGCTCCTCATCAAGTACAGAACGATGAAGTACCTTACAGTAACTTTGAAGAAGTAAAAGCAAGTTTGAAACATATTATAGAACCTTATAATGTTCATATCAGACATAGCCAAAGTGGTTTTTGGGCTGAACGTAAAACTTTTCTTAAGAATAAAGAAAAAATAAATTTAGATCAAAGCAAAATGGATTGTCCAATGTTTGATAGAGTTCAACATGAAGCCTACATTGCACCAAATGGTGCTTGGTATCCTTGTTGTTTGGATGACAACAATGATATTGTATTAGGCAATGTCAAGTTTCAAACTGTGCAAGAAATATTCGAAAGTCAACGAAGACTAGAATTTATCAAAAAATTAAAAAACAGACAATACGAAGAAATTGGGTATCCTTGTAATACAGTGGCTTGTTGCCAATCCATTAAGATACCAGATGCTTACTATAACGATATGACTAAAGGTTTTACAGTTGGAAAAACTGTTAAATTTCAACCAGAAAAAGGTTGACAACTAATTTGTGTGGTGTTATACTGCATGAATACTAAGGAATAATCCTTAAACTTTAACTGGAGGCACATTATGGCTTTTACAAAACTAACTACTAACCAGAAAACTTTCTTGGAAACTTATCTAAGAGGTACTGGAAAAACTTTGACTGCCAAAGACGCAAAAGCAAGATTCGGCATTCAGCAACTTCCTGCTAGAATGAGCGAAATGAAAGCGGCTGGTCTTAATGTTAAAACTGATATTGCAACTACTGGTGCAACTAGGTATAGCATTACTGCTCGTGACGTAAATGGTAGCAGAGCAAAAATGTTTGTTGGTTAATAATCAACACAAAATGCAAAAATAGGACCTACGGGTCCTATTTTTTTGACTAAATCATTAACTACTAGGTTAACTCTCATAACCCCCTAGATATATAGTGGTCCAGGTAAATAGTACTAGCAAATACTTTTATAAGGAGAAAGACATGGCAGTATTAGTATCCCCTGGTGTAAATGTATCAGTAGTAGATGAAAGTGCCTACGGTGCCCCTGGTGCCGGTACTGTACCACTACTAATGGTTGCAACACGTCAGGACAAAATAGATCCTACAGGAAGTGAAGCTGACGGTATTGCAAAGTTTACCAAAAGTGCCCAAGCAGGCAAGGTTGTTAAAGTTACAAGTCAAAGAGAACTTACACAATTTTTTGGTAACCCAACATTTACCACAAGTGGAGCTAGTGTAGTCCAAGGAAGTGAAACCAGCGAATATGGTCTTATGGCGGCTTACAGTTATCTAGGACAAGGTAACCAAGCATTTGTTGTAAGAGCAGATTTAAGTTTGGGACAATTAGAAGCAAGTACATCCGCTCCAACGGCGGCTTACACAACAGCCAACACATTATGGCTAGATACAGATGCTAGTAAATTTGGTATTCATCAATACGATAATGCAACTAGCAAATGGGTAAACAAAATTCCAACAGTTGAAATCAATGCAGATGATGGTACAGATGTTGGCGGTGATGTACATACACCAGCCACAGCCGCAAGTGCATCAACAAACGGAACATTTCTTGTTGTTGTACACGTTGACAACGAAGCATCAGTCACTGGCGCACGTCAAATGAGTATTGAATACTTTTATGGTGTAGGTGGTGCGTGGGAAATATTAGACAGTGATGGCGCATTAAGTAGCGGTGAAGCAGTTACTTATGATGAACATTATAGTGCTCCAGCAGGCCCAAGCAATAACGACATTTGGGTTAAAACCACAAGACCAGGCAATGGTTTAGCATTAGCATTGAATACATATTCAGGTAATTCATTTGTTGCCGCAACTGTACAAGGTATTAGTACTACACAAGCCGACGGTGCAGGCGCAATTGGTGATTTTGTTGCACAAGACGGATCTAGTGTTGCTGTACTTACATCATCAACAGCCGTAGTTGGTAACTATGTATTAGACCAACAAGCAAATACAAAAGCAACTATTGTAGTAAGAGAAATTGTAGCCGGCGGCGCAATAGGACATATTACAGCAACTACAATATTGGCTCAAAGTGCAACTCCAACTGCTACAGTGGCAGATGGCACATATTGGTTTGATGATACAATTAATAGTTTAGACATCTACAAAGTAGACAGTGGTTATGCACCAGTAACAGCGGTATATAGCACAACTGCTCCAACGGCCCCAGGTGCAGGAGATGTATGGGTAGACACAACATTAGCTGGACAAAATCAAGCAAATGAACGTGCATATCCAAAAATTTATGTAAGAAATGCAGGTAACAGTGCATGGGTATTACATGATAACTCAGATCAAACAACTTCAACAGGTGTGTTGTTTGCTGATATTACAGATACAGCAGGCGATAACACTAATGGTGGTAAAGCAACTACTATTACTGGAGCACCTTCAAGTGCAGTATATCCAGCAGGTATGATTGTTGTTAACATGGCACAGAGTAAAAATACTGTAAGAGCATACAATGGCACAGCTGGTGCTTGGAGAAATGGTACTTCTAATCATGCAGATGGAAGTGGACGTTTTGGAAGATATGCACAACGAGGTGTTATTGCAACTGCAATGCAATCTGCTATTGCTGGTACAGATCTCAGAGATCCACAGTTTAAATACAGCTTGATTGCTTCACCTAACTATCCAGAATTAGTTGATGAAATGGTCACACTAAACAGTGATAGAGGTGAGACAGCATTTATTATTATTGACTCGCCAATGCGTAAAAATCCAACAGATGTAATTAGTTGGACAAACAATAGTGGTAGTGCAAGTGAAAACGGTGAAGATGGACTTGTAACCAAGAACACATATAGTGCAGTTTACTATCCAGCAGGACAAACAACAGAGCCTGCAACTGGTGCCACTGTAACTGTTCCTCCAAGTCATATGGCACTTTACACATATGCATACAATGATAACATCAGTTTCCAATGGTTTGCTCCAGCAGGAACTACAAGAGGTGTTGTACAAAATGCAAGTGCAGTTGGACATATTACAACAGAAGGCGAATTCAAAGCAATCAGCCTTACACAAGGACAACGTGATGCAATGTATACTGCAAAACTAAATCCTATTACAACATTCCCTGGACAAGGTACAGTAGTATTTGGACAAAAAACTCTACATGCTACAACAAGTAGTTTGGACAGAGTCAATGTTGCTAGATTGGTTGCATATCTCAGAGAAAGATTTGATGAGATTGCTCGCCCATTCTTGTTTGAAATCAATGATGCACAAACTAGAGCAAGAGCCAAAGTTGTTTTCGAAAGATTCCTCGCAGACATTTTAAGTAGAAGAGGACTTAATGACTTTGCAGTAGTTTGTGATGAGACAAACAATACACCAGCAAGAATTGATCGTAACGAATTTTACGTTGATGTTGCTATTGAACCAGCAAAAGCGGCAGAATTCATCTACGTTCCAATTAGATTGGTGAATACAGGCACACTAAGTTCAACTAATTAATAAAAAATTAACTGAATACTTAATGGACTGCCAAGTGCAGTCCATTTTTTTTGGCGGTTTTTAATAAATACAATTAGCCGGTATTATGAGGAGATCGAAATGGCAGTTATTACAACACTAGGTGTTCCAGACAACTCAGGAAACACTACAACAATTATGCCTAAGCTACAATATCGTTTTAGAGTGACATTTGTAGGCGAAGGCTTCAGTGCTACTCCTACTAGAAGCGTTATCAGTACGACTAGACCAAGTTTAACACATGATGAAATTCCATTGGATGCATACAACTCAAGAATTTATCTTGCAGGTAAGCATATGTGGGAAGCAGTTTCAATCATACTGAGAGATGACGTTGATAGTGTAGTGCTTAGAGAATTAAACAATCAATTAAACAGACAAGTAGACCATGCAAATCAAAGTTCACCAAGAGCAGGTGCTAGCTATAAGTTCCAAACTATTATGGAAACACTAGATGGTGCAAGTCCAACACCAGGAGTGTTAGACAGATTTGAACTTGCAGGTTGTTATATTGCAAACATAAACTATGGTGATATGGCATATGCAAGCAGTGACCAGGTACAAGTAACAGTAGGTATTAGATACGACAACGCAGAAATTTTTGACGCCGCGGGTAACGCCACACTTACAGGCGCTGATTTAGATCAGACAGTAAGTAACGCAACAGGCGGTGGTACACAGGCTTAATTAAGGTAGCAATATGGGATTAACAAGTAATACCGGCCCATACAATGCCGCCGCAGAGCACTTCGGAGCAGATGACCCAGTAATGGTCAAAACTCCGCGTCAACTTTATAATTTCAGTATAGAATTCATGCTAAATGATAATGTAGCTATGGAAGATGATAGCTTTGGTCGTACTTTTACATTCAACAGAGTCGTAAGTGTTACTATGCCAGATTTTGATTATGGCATTGTGCCAATTAATCAATACAATAGAATTAGACATGTTCCAACTAGGATGACACCTGGTCCTTGTAATGTAGTTTTTTATGATACAAAAGATAATCAGTTTCAAACAATGATGAAAGCATATGCAGGACATTATTTTGGACATCCAGTAACTGGAGCTCATGACTTAGATCCTGTAAATTTCAGTGGCTATAATATATTAAACAGCAAATTTGCGGCAGGTGAAGCTCACCCGTTTGGTGCAAAAACTATTACGCCTGATTCTAGATTTTTTTATCAACAAATTAGAATTCATAACAAGGACTCAGCTCAAGGTGGAAGAACAACCGTACTTTATAATTGTATGGTAAACACTGTGCAACACACTACATTTGATTATGCACAAAGTGGTTCAGCATCTTATAGTGTAAGTTTTCAAGCAGAGCATGTAAACATAGGTGTTATAGGAGCTGAATTAATTAATGCTCAACAAGCCCAACGTCAATCATTAGAAAGTACTATTCCTGGCACAGTAGCTAATAGAGGTACAATAGTAAATGCAATAGCTAATGATCCTACCGGACAAATTCAAGAATATGTAGGTGATATACCACCAGGAACAAGTTTGCAAAACAAAGACGGAAAGTCATTTATAGTGCAACCTGACCAATTACCTGAGGAATAAAAGTAGTAATAAATACTACTACAATGGCAAATAAATTTCAACAAGGCATATACGAGGTCAAAAATCCTCGTAAATATGTGGGCAAACACCGCCCAAAGTATCGAAGTGGCTGGGAATTAAAATTTATGCGTATGTTAGACTCGCATCCAAACATACTTGCCTGGGCAAGTGAAGCTCATAGAATACCTTACAAAAATCCTGCAACAGGTAAAAACACACACTATGTACCAGATTTTTTTATAGTGTACGAAGATAAAAATAGACAACGCAAAGCAGAAATGATTGAAATAAAACCAGCAGGACAAACTCTTGCATATGCTAGAGGCACATTACAAAAAGCACAAGCAATAGTAAATGAAGCAAAATGGCAAGCCGCAAAAGTTTATTGTAAAAGACAGGGTGTAGGATTTAGAGTGTTAACAGAAAATGAATTGTTTAATCAACCTAAGAAGAGAAAAAGAATATGACCAAAAAAATTGAAGAAGTATTTAATTTACCTCCAAATGAAAGTGAAGTAAACTCACAATATCCAACAGACCAAGAAGAGATTACAACAAGTTTAGATTTAACAAAGATGCAAGAACAATTAGATGTAGCTGATAAAATAGATGCCGCACTTCCTCAAGTTAGAGACTTGGAAGCACTAGACAGTGATATGGACAAGTATGCGGATAAAGCCATGCATGCCTTTCAGGACCTAATGGACCTTGGACAAAATGTAGAAGATAGACATGCCGCCGCTATATTTGATACAGCTAGCAAAATGATGACCAATGCTATCACAGCCAAGACAGCAAAAATGGACAAAAAACTAAAAATGGTACAACTACAACTGCAAAAAGCCAAGTTAGACCATGCTGAAGCCAAAGTAAAAGGCACAGATACTGCTATACAAGGCGAAGCAGAAGAGTTCGAAGACCGTAATACATTGATAAATGCAGTCATCGATAAAATGAATAAATCGGATAAATAATTACAATGAAGGAAGTCGCGATGAAAAGTTTGAAACAATATCTAGCAGAATCTGAAAAAAGCTACAAGTTTAGGCTTCGTAGTCTAAACGAGATTTCAGACGAGCATATGGACAGAATTGAGTCGCATATGAAAAAATATAACATGGAAAGCATGAGTGCATTTAAAAAGACAATCATGCAAAGCAAGCCCAG